ACTTGCAACATGGACTGCCGAATACGAGGCGGCGAAACCGTGGGCAGATTTGCGGGAAGAACGCGACCGCCGTCTCGCCGAATGCGACTGGTGGGCATCATCTGATTTGACCATGAGCGCCGAGCAAACGGCCTATCGCGCAGCCCTACGCAATTTACCGGCAACCGTCGATCTGTCAAATATCGTTTGGCCTGACAAGCCTGAGTAAATGCAGTCAATCGATCCATCTTTAATTGTCACTGCGTTGGGTATGCTGGTCAGCATTGCATCTGCGGCGGCAATTGTACGGCAAAAACTCGCAAGCGTAATTGAGCAGATACAGGACATGGAAAAGCGTCTTCGCAAGTCTGACACACGGATTGATAAAGGCGAGGTTCACCAATCGACAAGCGAGCAGCGTGTATCTGTTTTGTCCTCGATGCTTAGTCCAGAACGCCGCCAAGTTTTACACGAACGGTTGGCAAGATTAGAAGCGAATTGCGAAACGCTACGGCGTGATGTTGATGCTCATCGCAAAGAATATTTATCGGCGCACAATGGACGCCATCCGCCTGTACCATCTGTTGAAGAGGTAAAGACAAGTGATTGATTTTTCTGCTTATCCTAATTTCACTGCAAAAGAATTTAGATGCAAATGCGGGTGCGGGTCAGATGGAATGGACAAGCTATTTTTAGATACGATCCAAAGCATTAGAACGCAATTTGGGCCAATGGAAATTTCCAGTGGTTACAGGTGTGAAAACCATCTGGCTGAAAAACGAAAAAGAGAACCGGGAGCGCATAATGCGGGCGTTGCATGTGATGTGAGTGTGTATGGGGAAAGTGCATGGCGTCTTTTACGTGTAGCTGCCAACTTTCCAGAAGTGCGAGGCGTTGGCGTGTCTCAAAAGGGTGATCTTGAAAAACGGTTTATTCATTTGGATAGCGCAACAGATGGCACTCGACCTTGGATATGGAGCTATTAAATGCAAGCAATTCTCACACGATTTAAAGAACCGTCAAGCTATGCTGCGTTAACTGGTGTTTTAGCTTTGGTGGGCATCAATGTTGATCCGGGCTTGATGCAACAGGTCAGCACTGCTTTGGCAGCATTGGCTGGTATTGCTGGATTCTTCTTAAAAGAACAGGCGAATGGATAGTCCAATTGCTATCTTATCTATACTTACTCTTATTGCCGTTGCAGCAGGGATATGCTTCTGGTTGGGGAGGCGAATCCAGAAGGGCTCGCAAGCGGAGGATGTTGCAAAGGCCCAAAAGAAAATGGCGTCTGTGGCTGATCGGGACTTGCCTTATACTGCAAGGCGGCTGCGTGACAGCAGGTTTTAGTGCAATTAGCGGTGTAGCTGGCGTAGGCAGCGCGTACTTTGATTACAAGACGATGGAGAAGACGGAGCCTGTTGTTGTTTCTCCAGATGTCGTTTCTTATTCAGAAATGGTGCAAACTCACGCAGCAGATGAGCTAGAGAGGCTAGGGCAACCTTGCCCTCGGGATTCTGTTCTGGCTGATTGCTCTGCCATTGCCCGAATGATCGTCGATTACGGTAAGATGAGGGATCAGGTCAGAGTCCTTCAACCGGACTGATGTGGAAGATCGTCATCATAATGTTGTTACCGTTGTCTAACGGCCTCAACTCTGTTGAGGTAACTCACCAGAATAATAAGCTTTTGAGTTTTTATACGGAGGAAGCCTGTTACAAGCATGTCGTAGCAAACATTAATTTGCTGCGAGCGTTTGCCGACAGGCACTATCCCGATGTGCCGGTTAAATCAATAAACTGCTTTCAAAAAAACTTATCAATCTAGTTTCACTGACCATTTTGCAATGAAGCGCCGCAATTGCGCGGCATCTTGACGCCAAGATTCTTCTTTTTGGTTCCATTCGTCCATGGCGATTTCGAGGCGGTGGTAAGCTTCTTTGATAATGTACTTGTCGCTATATTTTTCGTTAACCTCGTTTGGCGTGCCTTCCGCCAGATATTTGTCTTCGACATCGATTACGTTGAATTGGTAAACAAGTTCATTTACTGTAAATGCGTCTTTTACGATTGGGCGCATTCTAAGTCTTTTTCGCCTCATTAATCAGGTTCCTAACTGTTGCAGTTGATACGTTAAATATCTTTGCAATTCGGTCGTGAGAAAACCGCGCTTCTACTTCATTTCCGCAGGACTTACACGTTTTGATACGCGGTTGATTGTAAAATAAATCACTCATTTCGCGCGCAACAGCTTCTCGTTTTTCTTTAGTGTAGAGCGTCATTTTTTTAAATCCATTTTGGTCCTTAAAGGAGGCGGAGGTGTCTTCATTATTCGCGTTAACGAGCCGCGATCTGACGCGCTTCTTAATCCTCCTTCTCGCGAGCTTTCGTATGCGTCGGCTAGGTTCTGGAGGTTAAAAGTTCGCTTGGGCTTTTGAGGTGATTTACTCATGAGTGTGTATATCCATCCTTTTCTATCCCAATCAGCATGTTGCACCATGGAATCATAACGCAATCTCCGAATGCAGCGTATGCAGTGCGACGAAACTCTTTATAGTTATCAGGTTTACTGCTCCAATCTCTCTGGTAGAGTTTAAAACAAGCCTCTCTTTGAGCGCGTGTAAAAACGTGCATGGCATTTCCTAGATGTTGATTTGAACAAAAGGGGAACCGCGCAATTTTATTGCGGCTTTCTGTGGGCAAAAATGTGGATAAAAAGACGAAAGTTGTTTTATTACAAAACGGGGCAGGAACTTAAAAGAATCCTGCATTAATGCATTGTCGCATAATGTATATTGCGAGAAATCTAAGCTAATACCCCCTTCTGCTACTAGATGTAGTGTAGTCCGAGTAGCTTGGACGAGTGCGGTGTAGCTCTGTTAACGAAAACTGTATGCCTCGACTTCGGTTAAATCCAGCCCTTATTTTTTCGAACTCATTGTACTCTGGATTAATATAAATTGCGGTAAGGTCGTTCGCGAGAAGATCACGTAGTGGCAATTCAATTCGAGCTTTTTGACCAACAGCTAGACGGTCTAATTGATCTTGGACAAAATCACTGTCTTTATTATCGCAAAGCTCAGCAAATACACTGCGCTCGCCTCTAAGCGCATTTAGTTGCTGTTTATTTTTTATTTCAACCATGCATTCCTCCCTGTGTGGTCCGGGTATTTAACGCAAGCATGGACTTGCGCTAAACTTATCCTGGCATCCCGGTCTGCCTGTTTTGGAATAGCCTGATTATCACCGTAACAACTTTTATGCGCTTCTCTGGTGACTTTGCATCAAAGGCTTAGACTGCGAGGACATCCAAAATTCCCCCCGTAGAGACAGAGAGCGCATAACTATGCAGCGAGAGACGCCATGTGTTCGTCGCGGTGGTGCCGCAAGTCGCTGTTAATTTCGGTGGAAAATGTTTTTATGGCATCGTTATGTTTTGTCAGAACCGCGCGTACTGCTTTTTTGGTAGCGCATTGGGTTATTTCTGATTTGATTACATTAGGATCGACAACTGATTGCTCAGAAGTTTTAGCATTAACATACCCAATTTTCGGTTGCTCAGGAGCTTTAACAGGTGGTTTACCTTGCCAATCAGCCTCATCTACGCTGTACACAGAGCCGTGAAGACCAACTAGTTTAAGCACAAGCCGATCTTTAGCGCGTTTTTCTGCCATCGCCCACGGGTAGCTGTTTTTACAATTAGCTGGGCTTGCTTCGCCAAACGTGACCTCTGATGCGCCACACGGTAAATGTCCGCGCAGCATTATGGTGGCAATTTTGTCTTTGGTGGACGCCTCGATTACAACGGGGTCGTCGTAAGTAACTCCGGCTTTAGCAGCAACTTTTTCAAGAGGCGCGTGAAGCAATACCCAAGTGCCGTGACAATCCCAAAAGTCTTCTTTAACAAGATCGAAATTTTTACGGAACTCGTCTAATTTTTTTGGTAGTGTAGCCATTATACACTTAACTCCTGTTGTTTTGGTGACAGGAAATAACGCTTGAAACGTTTCCCGTTGGGTTTTTCCACCCAGCAGTCGCCGATTTCATGTCCATTTTCTTTGAGGTCTGAAACTCGCGCTGCTAAGCGCAAACATTGAAATTCTTCCAGGGCTTCAAGCGCTGTAATTCCATGTCCCGCTTGTAGGTATTCCAGTATTGCTTGATTTTGTGACATGGATTTCTCCTTGTGCGTTGCATTTGTTGCAGTTCATGTGCGTTGGAACTCGAAATCGGGTGTATTTTAGTAATCGGTTAAAAGCGGCGCTGCGTTTCCGCACATAGCCATTTCCGTGGCACGTTGGGCAGATCATTCTGCGGCCTCCTGCATCCAATAAGGTGCTAATAATTCAATGCTTTCGTCATCTGTGTACCCGCGCCAATGGCCGGTAAGGTCAGCTTCGGCGTAATCTTTAAGGTACTGGTGTATTTGACTGCGACCGTATTGGACGTAGGCGCTATCGCGATCTAAGTGGTAGACCGCAACGGCGGCTGTTTTTTTCTCAGCACAGACAAAATAGAACCGCTCCAGTTCTGGGATGGCGTCCAGATAGAACGCGGCTTGAAAGTAGTAGCCATAATTTGAGACAGATCGAGCGAACCCGTTCGGGCTGGCGTCGATGGTTGTTTTGAAATCAACAGCGTATTTGCTGTTGAGGGCTAGGAAATCATATTTGGCTTTAAGCGCTAACCCATCTTTCATCCAGATGGCTGTAATTTCTGTCTCGCCTTTAGCGGCAAACAACTTTTTGGCTACGCTGTGGTTTCGCACAGCCTCCACCATTCTTAGGCAATCGTAATAGTCGTTTTTCTTAAGAATAACGCGTTCGTTCTCGATGTTGTCTGCTTCAAACTCCGCATATGCGGCTTTGCCCGCTTTCGTACGCCGATCGCCATCCCAGAATGTGATGCGGTCATCAGCGTTTTCTAAAAGAACGAGGTGTGCAGCAGTGCCAAGGTCTAAGGCGTCAGTGCGCGGTGTTAAAATAGTTGAGTGGTAGGGGCTTTTGCCCATTTTCCAGAGTGTGCTGCGGTTGATTGCGGGATGCGCGAAATATTCTGCGTCAGTCAATTTTTTAAGTTTGTACATGGGAAATTCCTGCGGTTGTGCAGTAAATATTACCTGCGTTTTTGCAGTATAGCAACCAAAAAAAGGGAATTGCCGTTTTTAACGATTAAACGGCAAGACCTTATTAGGTGGAAATTTGCGGTTTCCGTCAACAACAGGAACAGAGTTGTACCGTACACTGTCGTAGAACAAAGTGGCTTCGTCAGACCCAGAAGGGTGAAGCTGTATATAAGGTTCATTTGAGTATGTTAAATCAAGAATGTGATTGTTTAAAATTTGATCAGCCAGCACTTCAGTACGATCTTTGTTTAACTCAAATTGCATTTTTACAAGCGGCCAAAACGCTTGAGAATAATGTTTGCCAGAAAAAACGTCCTTGATTTGAGAGCCTTTATGAAACCCTGTGCGATAATGATTTTGACGCGTCAAACGGCTAAGACGATCTTTGTATAAACATCCGCGATGATATTCTGGATGAGCAGGCATCCTCCATTTGTATTGATGGCACAGCATCCAATGCTCTTTTTCGTCTGTGCTACCAAATTTAAAACTATACGATAGACGATCTTTATCTCTTACCATGCGCGTAGCTTGCGCTATAACGTACAAAACGATTTCCTCATTGGTGAACCGCATAATCTAACCCCTTTTTGCTAGTGATTCTGTCATATATTTCGGGGTAATAATTTTGCATCAAAATTGCTGTAAATTTAATTACATCTTCAGATAAAAGTTCAGCATACGGTTCGAAATCCATGAAAGGAAGAAACGTTGCTCCCTTTTCTAGCTGTGAGACATAACCATAATGGTCATAGTTCATGCTCAAACAGACTGTTCTTTGTGTCATATTTGATTTGAGCCGCAAATCTTTTAAGTAAGTTCCAGCAATTTTTGTTTTTTCGTTTTGCTTTATTGTTATTTCGTCATGCTCAAACTCCGCTGTAGAGCCTAAAATGGGTCGACCAGCGGCTCGCTCTAGTTTTAATAGAGTATTTGTTGTGGGAACATGATTGGTCTGTCTGTTGATAAATCTTGTTAACGTTGTCGGCGCGACTTGAGCTTTTCGAGCCCAATGCTCGCACGACCACCCTTTTGAGGCCATCACCTCATTTAAACTTTTTCTGAGCCAATCGGTATCTTCGTCGTTTTCTGGCATTATGTACCTCCTGCAATAACGCAAGTAATTCGTATTTTGTGATGGACAAGGCTGCATTAACGCAGTATTTTCCTGTGATGATTAGCTATCTTGATCAATTGCAGACCAACGCAGATCGCGTTGGCTTGCGCTTACTCGACGCCTTCAAAGACGCGGGCGTGTCAGATTCAACTTTTTATCGAGCGCGTCAGCGCAACGGAGACATCCGGCTAGCTGTTGCTAAAAAAGTTGAGGAGAAAATTTTTGGACTCTCCACGAAATGATCTTGGTTTTGCGGCAGATTTGATTTCGCAATTTCGGGCGGTCCGAGTGGCTAAAAATCTTAGCCAACAAGAGCTAGACGGTCGTCTCGGTATTGCGGACGGATTGACCGCAAAATGGGAAAATTCGTTTAGAAAACCAACGCTTTTCCACGCGTACTGTTGGGCTGAAGCGTTGGGACTGAAAATAACCTTATCACCAAATGAGGATAAAAATGATAAACTGTAAAATGTGCAAAGGCACCGGGCTTGTTTCGGTAGCTTGTAATAGAATTGCATCAAGGTCTGGCATTGATAAGCGATACAGCATGATTGATGCATGTCCGAGATGCACTTATGCGTCGGAAGTTGAATATAACTCTTACACTGCCTTGCGCGTTCAACACGGCATGACACCGTGAGGTTTGGGATTGTCCCGGCAACCCTGTTTGAGGGTGATTTAGGACCGGATGCGATTGCGCTGTATGCCTGTCTCACGACCTACGCATCGAAGAACGGGATCTGTTGGCCGAGCCAAGCTGAACTCAGCCAGTGCCTCAATCGATCTCAGGCGTGGGTTAGTTCAGCAATTTCACAATTGGAAAAAAACGCTTACGTGCGTGTCGAGCGCGTGAAAGGTCGCTCGTCCAGATACCATCTAACCCATCAGAATGCTGATAACACCCATCAGTCGGCTGATATGACCCATCAGTCCGCTGATACGGAACAATACCAAGAACAATTAAACAATAAGAAGAAGGCAGCGCATCGTTTACCTGACGATTTTCAATGCGATGAAAAAACGTGGAACGATCTTCAAACCACCCACGGAATCGAGTTCGATATCGAAGACCAGTTTAAAGCGTTTTGTGACTATTGGTGGGCTTCAAGTTCAAAAACATCAACGAAAATGAACTGGAATGCCGCTTTTAGATCGTGGATTAGAAACGCAAGGAAATTTAAAAATGAGTCAAAACGTAGTTCCTCTCGGCCAGCAAAAATCAGCGTTGACGAGCGCCGAGACCAAAACAGACAGCGCCTCGCTCAAGCGGCGAGCCGAGATGATCCTTTCGCAAGCGCCGTGTGAGGTTTCACCGAATGCGCTTGATGATCGGCTTGAGGATGCCATTAGCGTTTTGCAGGGCGCTCTTGTTCAATCGGAGATACCTGACATCGCTAGGATGTTGGACATGGTTACGGAGACTTTGCAGGTTGATCTTCCGTCCGAAGCGGCAACTGAGATTTATTACTCCGTCCTCAGAGATATACCCGCCGATCTGCTCATGCGGTCGGCAAAAGAGGTTCTCAAAAGGCACGTGTACCCCACAATGCCTAAACCCGCTGACTTTTATAAATCTGTTGAAGAAGAAATAACCCAGCGCAAAACAGATTTACGCTGGTTCCAGTTGGCGGCTGATCGATTGGAGGCAATTGGGTTATGACGCCAGCCGTTCTTCGAGGTTTTTCATTGCAACGACTTCTTGGGTGATCTCATAGAGTACGTCGATTGCAGCTTCGTTGATTTCTTCAGCGTAAATTGCAGCAAATTCCTTGGTAAAACCGAGTTGCGTTGATAAGTGGGCGGATACCGCGCTAGCCAATTTCTCAGCTAGCGCGGCAAACTCTTCTTCCTCAACAGCGGGAAGACATGCTGCTGTTAAATTGAGCATGGCTTTATAAACCAAACACGATAACCACCTTTGTATTCTTTCCGAGTTATTACCGATTTGGGTCCATGCAATCTTTGAATAGCGTTTTTCATCATATTACGTTCAGAAGCTGTTGATACACGGACACTATCGCCCTGAGCCATTTCTAAGGCAGCTAGACGCGCCTTGCACGAATAAGAATTTGCATGGAGTCTGCGTTCAACTGCTATGTTTTTGTCAACTTTAAGCATCGATTAAGTCTTTCCATACTTGTGATTTTAACATACCAGCTACAGCGGACTGACGGTTTACGATTGCGTTAGCGCGGCTACCGCGTGTTTCGAAATGTGTCGCCCATCGTGTCGCGCCATTGTAGATACTGTAGGCGTTATTACCGCTGTATGAGGCTTCTGTGTTGTAAGCGTCGATGAGGTCTTCAAGCTTTGGCCCGGAGAACTGAGGTGCCCAAGGCTTGTCTTTATGCGCGAATGCAATTGTCTTTTTGTAGACTTCTTCGGCGTCACTTGGCCGTGTTTTACGACCGATTAAACGGCGAAACTCGTCTTCGCGTTCGCCAAATTGTTCAATGGCGTTTGAAATAGCTTTAACACCGTCAACCATGTTGGTCGTTGATTGCCCGTGCTTGTTGTAAACACGGATTTGAAAGCTAGGTGAGGTGCATCCGTTAAGGCACCAAAGTCGCATTGCCGTAAATGTAATTTGGAAAGCCCAAGTGTTGTTTTGGCTGTCGTAGATATCGAGCATAAACCGGGTGATATCACCGACTTTAGGTTCTATTATGTAACGCGGTAGTTCGATCTGCCGACGAGCGCGTGCGCCATCGTCAAAAACGGTGTCAGTAATTTTGCAATCTGTAAGATCGATGCCGCTATCTTCGATAAGCGTTACAGAGGTTTGCTGGTTTTTAATGAGGTTTTGGTGCTGCGTTCGTGGCCCGATGCGTCCGATAACCCTGTCGTTGTCGTCGTAATCGCCTTCTCGAATAACCGCTCTGCCGAACTGCCGTGGCATTGAAATGCCGGATTCGGTTGTCATGGTTTCAATTCGGGTGGGGATGTCAAAGGCGCTCAGATCGCGCAGTCGATCAATTGCGGAAATCTGATACTCAGCATGGCTTAAAGCTTGATCGTTCATTTTTACCTCGATACGGTGAGTGGCTTATTTGGTGATAAGTAGCTACCTTTGGGTAGCGAGCGGGGAGGGGGATGCCTCTCCCCGTTTATAAAAGGTGTTGTTTGAAGATTAATGAGCAGACATCATCGGACAAAGTAAGCAAATATTTAGAGGGATTGTCTTTGAATTTACGGTGTTCGTTTGCATAATTTGAGCGGAGTTCTAATTCCGGAGCGTATATGCAGATTTCATAGAAGTTTAAACGAAACAATTTTCTGGTAAAATCGTTATAATCAAGTGCGCTCATTAGTCGCCGTCCTTTTTTTGAAATTTAGCAAAAATTCTGTCACAAAAGCTGTCATCAAGACTAAGCAAATAGTCGGATGGGTTTTCTCGAAATTTTGCCCATTCATTTTTCCAGTTTGAACGGTATTTTAAATCACAGATAATATCGTTGATTTGGTCGTAATCTAAGTTGCGTAATTTTCTTGTGATTGTGTTGTATTCGTGAGGGGTCATTTCTTTTCTTTCATTAATTCCAAAAGAACGCTTTCCTCTAACACGTAGAGGCGTCTAGCGCGGTCTTGTCTGATGACGAGTATATCTGCGTCATCTTGCTCAAAGGCATCGTAGAGAAGCTTAAAACCGCCTTTACGGCGCTTTGCTTCTATCTTGTAGTTTTCGAGGCGCACATCGCCGGAAAACTCTTCGCCTAACTGCTCTTTGTACTGCCCGGAAGCGAACACACGTTGGCAATCGAAACCGTGTTCTTGCCAGAACTTCTCTGTTTCTTTTTCAAGAATGCGGCCTCGATCTTTGTTAGACATTTTATGTCCGTGCTTTCATGAGCCATTGGGTAAAGCGGCGGCTAAACAGGATTACGGCTATCCAGATCGGCGCACCGATGACGCTAACCACAAGTGTTGGGTTAACACCGGCGGTTATAAGGCCGACGAGGATAATTATTTCGAGGGTGATCAGGGTGATAATAAAATAGCCAACGCGGAGTGCGCGGCTTGAGGGCCAGCCGGTTAAAAACCAGTTTCGGATTGTGTTCATATTACCTCCAAAGGTTGCCCCGTCGCCAGAGAGGGATGCGGGATTGCGGCGACGGGGCTAAGCGCACAGGGCAGGGCGCTATTGGTTA